GAAAAAGAATTTCACAGAGGAATGAATTTAAGTTATGATCCAACGCCTGATGTAGCTTATTTAGCTAACCAGGGTATACTGATGCTTAATGTAGCACTAACTACAGAGAAGAACAAAGCAGGTAGTCACATAGCGTTATGGGAACCCTTCACAAAGTATTTGTTTGAAGAAGTTCTTAATCCGCTAGGTGTGCCTTATGTCTTTCTAGGTAAAGATGCTGCTAGATATAAAAAGCATACAGGAATATTCTCTCATGTCTTTGCAGTAAGTCATCCAGCAAGTGCTGCGTATAGAGGTGCTGATTGGGACTCTGAAGGAGTGTTCACAAAAATAGATACATTAATTTATGAAAATAACGGATATAGCATCAGCTGGCTAAAAGATGAAGAAGATCCATTTTAAAACTAAATATTATGAAAGTAGAATATTGGAACACACCTTATCAGGGTGCTACAAGTGAACTAGTCAGAACAGAAGATTGGCCTGACACAGATGAATCTTTTGCAAAGTATTATGACTTAAACAATCAATTAAAATATTGTAATGGTAGTCATTATAAGTTTGTAAGTGATGAAGTAAGAAGAAGATATAGTGATGAATTCTTTGATAAATACCACACAATAGAAAATTACTACAAAGGTGGAGTAGTAGATTAATAATTAAAAAACAGAAAAATGCGAGGAACATTAACAGAAGATGCTGGTATATTAGAGCCAGGAGATGAAATAGTTACTAACCAAGGCTCAGAGATGAGATGTTATATAGTGGAAGAAGTTCCACGAGTTAGTAAACTAAAAACATGGCATAACGGTAAAACACGATACATAGCTGTAAAGTGTAGATCTGCTGTAGTCATGAAGACAACTACAGGTATTAATCATTACACTAAACAACCTTGGACTAACACTTACAAGGATTATGAGTTTAGAATACCTAATGAAGAAGATCCAATAGTAAAAGTGGATTTAAACTGTAAACAAATATATATAATAAATAAATTTAATTATGATGGATAAAGAAGTAAATAGGCCCATTAAAATGGAAGATCTCCAGGTGGGAGATGAAGTAATTGTACGAGGTATAGACCTTAACTACATGCAAATTGTAAGACCACCAAAACAGAAACAATACAAAGATTATACTGGAGCACCTTACAGATTGGGATGGACATCATCTGTGTGCAATAGAATCAATAGCAAGTTTGGAGTTAAGCATGCAGATGATAAAGAAAAGGTAAGGTTTGATTTTCATTGGAAATCAATCTGGTTAGTAAAAAGAGAACAAGAATTAATAAATAAATAAATAGTAAAATGCGATTAGAAAAACAAAAACAAGCAAATGTTCTATACTCAGGAGATAAAAACGAGAGTATAGGAATGTCATTAGACATGGATTCTGCACAAGTGTTGATGCAGATGTTAAGTAAGAATCTTTATTCAGATGCTGTAGGATCTGCAGTGAGAGAATGTGCTAGTAATGCACTTGATAGTCATAGGCGTGCTGGAGTTAATAAACCTATAATTGTATCGTTGGTGCAGAATAAATCTAATAACTGGGAGTTCTCTGTTGAGGATTTTGGTACAGGTTTAGATCATCATGATGTACAGAACATTATCAGTAAGTATGGTAAATCTACCAAACGTAATAGTAATACAGAACTTGGTATGATGGGTCTTGGTTTCAAGGCTCCTCTAGCTTATGCTAGTAGTTTCTATTTTACATGTAGAAAAGATGGTATGGAACGTAAGTACATGATGTATGAAGGTGAGGAAACAAACACTATTGATTTAATTAATGAAACTCCTACAACAGAGTGCAATGGTGTAAAAGTTACTGTACCAGTTAGATGGGGTGATAAGTATGACTTTCGTAATAAAATTAAACAGCAACTTGCATACTTCGAGGATGTATATTTTAATGTAGATGATATTGATAATGAATTCACTATTCATAGATCTAAGTTGTTTCAGTTTTCCGAATTATCTGAGGATAAAAAACTACATATATGTCTTGATAATGTATACTATCCTCTTGATTTTGATAAAATGGGAATGGAGTCTATATATATTCCTATTGGACTAAGATTTAGTCTTACTGATGGTATATTCCCAACACCTAACAGAGAGTCTCTTATATACACTAAAGAAACTAAGAAAACTATAAAGTCTAAGTTAACTGAATTTGCTAATTATTGTGTAGAGAAATATAATGAAGGTGTTTCAGAAAATAGTGAAGATGTAGTATCTTATTTAGATTATTACTATAATAAGACAAGAATCTGGAATGTACTTGGGACTAAATTTGATCTAAATAGTCTAAATTCTTTTATTACAATACCTTTTGCTAAGCCAAAACTTGAAGGAGTAGATAATTTTGATATTACTAAGTTTGCTAATCATGAATATGGATATTTTACAGGAGAATATCGTGTTGCTTATAGATATGAAAATGATAGAATGTATAAGGTAGATGATAACAGTTGGCACAGTAATGTAAAATGGGACAGTCTGGAAAAGTATCCATATCTTATAGAAACTGCTATGAAAGGACATAAGAAAAGTTATCTTAGAGAAATTTGTGGTGAAAGAGTAGATAATAAAGGCCAGAAGATTAGAAGAACTTACTTTGTACGTAAAACAAAGCCATATTCACTTATGAAAAATGGTCATGCAACAAGAGATTGTTACTATACAATTCTAAATCTAAATCTTTATGATAAGAGTATGTGGAGAACTATAATTAAGGAGTTTCAATATATTCAATCATTATTGTTTAAACATATGGTAGGTATAAATACAATTGAGATTCCTGAACAATGGTTGCTGGATAAAAAAGCTCAGACTTCATCTAAGAGAAAGAGTACAATGGACTCTAAAGGTGTAAAAGTTGAAGGAGATTTTAACTGTAAAGTTGCTGAAGACTTACTTAGAGAAAATGGTGGTAGAAACTGTAAGTTTGTTTCAGGTCGTATAAATATTGACACTGTAGAAAAAGGTGGAGATACCTTTGTCTATACTTCTCACGATGAATATATGAAGTTAGATGATTTGTATCATGATACTAAGTTCTTACCAATTAAATATATTACATTTTCAAATCGTGAAATGGAATCTTTAGAAAAGTCTCCTAGCGTGGATAATTTGGTTAAATATGAAGATTTCATAGCAGGACATAGTCTATTTATTAGATTTGTAACTGCAATGTATTGTAATATTAATGTAAAGAAATGGGAGTATATATATAGAGCTAAAACAAAGATAAATTTAATTAAATCTAAGCTTACTGATAAGCTTATAGAAATTGAACTTTATAGAGACAAGAATATTGGCAGCTGTAGATATAACTATTTTGATAAAACTAAACATTTTCTAGACAATGCTAAAGAACAGAAACTGTTTAATGATAAGATGAAAGATATGGTTGATGATATGGATAAATTTATCGAAGATAATATTTATGTAGCTACATTATCAAGAGCTATTGCATATGGAGGAACTAATAACAATGAATTAATAGATTGTATGGCTCAGTTATTTAGATGTAATGGAGTTGGTTATAATGCAAGTTATGTATTTCTAAAAGATAAAGTAAAAGAAGAAGATGAGTAGTAGTAGTAGGGGAGATTATTTGTTAGTCTCCCTTATTTTTCGTATATTAATTAATAAATAAAAACAATTAAAAATGAGTAAATTTCTAAGTTTAGAATGGTTCAAGAACAGAGTGGATCATTCAATTGAAAAAGTTATCGAGAAGAAACTTGATAAACTAGTTGAAGAGGTAGACAACGATGGTTCTCCTCAAACAAAACCATACAACAGCATTAAGCTAGTAAATGATGTACTAACTATTGTGCTGTCTGATGGTTCTATAATATCTAAGGTGAATGCCACTGAAGATGATTATCATGCTGCAGAGTCAGCTGCTACTATTGGAGAACTATATGTAATTGTTAGTGATCCTAATGTTGTTTCTGAGATTGCAGAGAGAGATAGATCAGAAAGAAGACTAAAGGCTCTTAGAAAGGGTCTTGCTACTTTAGAAGAGAGTGGTGAGTTTGTACTTGATGGAGATTCAGTATATTTTAAAGGTATATCTAGATCTCTACCGCAGCTATTAGTTGAAGAACTAATTAATGAGGTGAGTCGTGCTGAAGCTTTAGGTATTCCATTAAATGATTATGATGGATATCAGTCTCTTAAACGTTTCTTTATGTGGTGTGCACTTAATCCAAGAGCTGAGGTGGCACATGAGTTATACAGATTCTTGAAAGAGAATAGTTTCCGTATTACTAAGCAAGGGTTCTTTGTAGCACTTCGTAATGTTGTTACACTACATGGATCTCCAGAGCTTGTACACTTTATATCTAATACATATAATAAAGTGAAAGCTGTGTGGAAGAAGAGTCCAGATGACTACACTGTATTCTTACAAGATGGTGAGTACAAGATTGTACACGCAGATAAATTGTATAATGAAGAAACACACACTAGTACTGTTTGTCCAGATTGTGATGGTGAAGGTGGTTATCATGATGAAGGTGATTCTTATGATGACGAAGATGAGTGGAATGAAGGAGAGTGGATAGAATGTGACACATGCGATGGTACAGGTGAAGTTGAAGAGTATGAATATACTGTCACTCACAAGATAGATCATGGAGAAGAGATAGGTAAACTTACAGCTCTATACTTAGATCTACCTAACAGACATGAGAATCGTTTTACAGATGATTGGACTAAAACATTTGACATACGTATTGGTAAAGTGGTGAACATGCCACAAGAAGATTGTAACTGGTCAACACAAGATTGTGCTGCAGCTGGTTTACATTTTACTTCTGACCAGATACATTATGTAGGATGTGGTGATCAATCTGTTCTCGTTCTTATCAATCCTATGAAAGTGGTTGGTATTGGTGCACATAAAGGTAGATGCTTTGAGTATTTACCAATTATGACTGTACCAAGAGAAGAAGCTACAGAAATACTTCATGACAATCAGTTTGATACTCTTCAATTGGATGAAGTGTATGCTGTACGTGAACTTGATGACTTGCAAGCTAAAGTGAAAGAAGGTTTTGCTAAGGAGTCTAATAAGTATGAGTTTAGCTTACCAAATATATCTTCTATAGATGTACGTAATATTGTTGGAAGTCTTGAAGAGATGAAGGCTGAGATTACTGCAAGAGTTAGGATGGTAGATTAATAAATTAGGGGATAACATTTATTTGAATTATATTTGTTATCCCTTTAATTTTAAAATTATGGCAAAGAAACCAAAGAAACCGAGAGTACCTCGCACTAGAAATGCTGGAACAATGACAGAATCAGCATTTTGGTCTATGATTAGAAGTGCACTAAGACAAAAGAGTAGATGGTGGAAACCAATTTCTGAATGTAAAACTCTTGCAAGAAGAGCTTATAAAGGAAAGAATAAAAGACAGAAGTGGGAGTATCAATGCAATAAGTGTAAAAGTTGGTTTAAAAGTGATCAAGTTAATGTTGATCATATTGAACCTGCAGGTAGTTTAAATTGCTCAAATGATCTTCCGCCTTTTGTAGACACTCTATTCTGTGAACAGGAAAACTTACAGGTACTTTGTAAAACATGTCATGATGAGAAAACACAATTGGAACGCAAATTAAAACAATTTAAAAAATAATGAGCGTACAAGAATGGAATTGGATAAATCAATTAAAAAACAAAGAAATGAAACAGTTTAGAACACCTGGCCATTATGAGAATGGTCAAAAGTATGATATTATAGACGTATGTAATGATTACTCTCTTAATTTTAACAGGGGTAACATTGTAAAATATATAGCTAGAGCAGGTAATAAAGGTATTGAGATAGACGATTTATATAAAGCTTTAGATTATTTACAGAGAGAAATTGAATGTGTTAAATCTATAGGAGAGGAGCGTTATGATAAAAGGAGTTAAATCAGAAACTATTCAAGAAGTTGATATAGTTGTAAAGGAAGTTAAGAATTGCCCTCTTAAATATGACAACACAGAAAGAGTATTGATAATAGATGCTGACAGTATTATGTATTTTGCTACACACTTTCCTGAAGACTCTCTAATGGAGTTTCCAACAGAGGAAGAAAGAATAGAAGAGGCTAAGTATAGAACTAGAACTAAGCTAGAAGAAATTCATAATAACATAGAAGAGTTTTATAATATACAAGAAACTTTTATATTTATAGGAGGTCGTGGTAACTTTAGATACAAGCTTTATCCTGACTACAAATCAAATCGAAAAGAAAAGAATCCATTGATTCCAATCATTGCAGATTATATGTTAAATGAATTACATGCTATACCTTCTGTAGGAGCTGAAGCTGATGACTATGTATATGATGCTTATATATTGAGCGAAGGTAATTGTCTTGTAGCAGCTATAGATAAAGATGTATTTTATAATTGTCCTGATGTACCATTCTATAATTATAGAAGTCATGGAGATACTCTAGGAGAGTTTAAATCTATTTCTAAAGAAGAAAGCAGACTAGCTATAGCTTCTCAAGTAGTGATAGGTGATAGTGGTGATGCTATACCTGGAGCTTACAGAGTTGGTAAAGCATGGTGTAGAGATAACATGCACCTAGGTATGACAGATTATCAATTTACTAAAGCTATATTTAGAGCGTATCTAAAAGCAAGCGGTGGTAATGGTCAGATAGCTAAAGAACAGGCTAGATTAAATTACAGTGTATTAAAACTATACACACAGGATGAACTTAAAACAATTAATAAACGCTAATGAAAAAAACCATAACTAGTATCTTTATGGTTCCAACTTTAAAGATACCTAAAGACGAGCTCCGTAATAATGGGTTCTTAAATGCTTACGTTGAAGACTCTAGTAAAGATATACAGTACTCAGATTCTGTATATCTTTTGTTCTTACCTGAAGACATACCTAAGTTTAGGGAGTTTCTAGACGATGAGTACGAAAGAACTACAGCTATTATTGAAGACTATGACTATCCTGATGGATATGTAGTAGTAGTATATAAACTTAATATGAAATGGGAGATAAACTTTGATCTAATTAGGCAAGGTAGATATTCTGAAACAACTGATAATTTTCAAAAGTTATTTAGAAAAGTTATAAAGATTAAGAAGAACGGACTACACAAAGACGAACTATCACTACAGTACAGAATATTTAATAAAACTGAAGATATGATTGAATATTGGCAGGATAAATTAGGTGTAGAGTGGAATAGTGACTATGAAGTATGGGATGGATTCAATATAGAAAACGAAATATTAGAAATAGAATCAATATTAAAAACTAAAGTAACATGAAAACAATTGAATTATTAAAACAAAATAGAAACGCAGCATTGCATATAAAAACTTGGTATGTAAATAAACTTACAGAAAGTTTAAAAGATTTCAATGAAGATGCTGAATTCAAAAGAATGATAGCTGAGAAAAAGATAAGTGATAAAGACATTACAAAAATAGTTGAAAGATCTCCTAGAAGTCTTCTAGATATGTTTGATGAAAGTAAAATATTTGTAAGTATAACTGCAGAACATAAAGCTTTTACAGCAACAGTAAGTTGTCCAAATTCAAATGCTGCAACTTTTATAGGACCACTTGATGATAGATATGAAATTGATAAAGCTGTTACTAAAGAGGCAATATTAAAGCTTGAGAGTGTGCTTACACCTGATACTGAAGAAGTTACAGAAGAACAAAAAAAAGAAGATAAATCATGAGAACAATTGGAAAAATTATATTAGATTTGCTATCCGATAATCAGATATCAGCTGCAGAAGCTGAAGTACTAATCACTAGCCTTTCAGAGAATAACAGACCCTCAGGTTTTCAACCTAAGAGGATTGTTGGTCCCTATTGGTTTCAAACAACAACTTAGATATGAGAACAGCTGAAGAATTTAATAACACCTATGAATTAATTTGTGACGGTGGAGGGCTTGTAATAGATGTACCTGCAGTGGTACAATTCTTAAATGTAGCATTTGATGACTTTATAAAAATTGATGGTTTTAGATACACACAAGTATCTACTGTTCGTGGTATTCCTAGAGTGGATACTAATTTAACAGACATCATGCCTTATGTAGGTCACGTTATACATTCAGAATTAGAAGACAAAATATCTTTAATTCTAAAAGTAGAGTTTGAAGTGGAAGAAAGATTAAGATCAATAAACCTAGATAAAAACGGTAAACCCTTAGAAATATGAATAAAGACATCTTTAAAGGTAGAGTGAACATACTACCTTATGAATATCCACAGCTATTAGAATACAAGGACGCTATCAGACATTCCTATTGGATAGACACAGAATTTAATTTTACAGAAGATATACAAGATTTTAAAGTGGTAATCTCTGCTAAAGAGCGTGATGTCATTAAAAAGACAATGCTTGCAATTGCACAGATAGAAGTCAATGTAAAAACATTCTGGGCTGATATGTATAAACGTATGCCTATTACAGAAGTGGGTGATGTGGGTATGACGTTTGCAGAATCAGAAGTGAGACATAAAGATGCATATGCTAGACTCTTAAGAATATTAGGACTTGAGAAAGAGTTTCAGAAAGTTATAGAGGTGCCTGCAATAGAAGGTAGACTTAAGTACTTAAAGAAATACCTAGACGGTACACGCTCTAGAGATAATAAAATGTATACTAAGTCTGTACTATTGTTCTCTCTATTTATAGAGCACGTAAGTCTGTTTAGTCAGTTCTTAATTATGATGAGTTTTAACAAAGAAAAGAATGTACTTAAAGGTATATCTAATGTTGTTGAGGCCACTAGTAAAGAAGAAGAGATACATGGTAACTTTGGTGCTGAGATTATTAACATTATTAAGAAAGAGAACCCTGAATGGTTTGATAATAATTTTGAAGAGCTTATTTACTCTGCATGTAGAAAAGCCTACAGTGCTGAATGTAAAATACTAGACTGGATCTTTGAAAAAGGAGAACTTAGCTTCCTACCTAAGGAAACAATACAGCATTTTATAAAGAATAGATTTAATAACTCTCTAGAGAAGATAGGTATGAAGTCTATATTTAATGTAAATAAGGAAAGGCTAGCTTCAACTAAGTGGTTTGATATAGAGATAACAGGTACAAAAGAAGGAGACTTCTTTTACAAAAAAAGTGTAGATTATAATAAGAAAAGTAAGAGCATTACTGAGGATGACTTGTTTTAAAAATAAGTAAAAGTTATGACAACAGTAGTTTACATTTGGAAATTTATTATGACAGTAGGAATGGTTGCGTGGATAGCCATGATAATTTATTTGTTAATTAAAGATAAAACATAAGATATGGAGTATAAAAGATATTACTGGCTTAATGAAGACAGTAGAAAGTTCTTGTCCAGAGGATACTTGGATGAGGAACCTGAACAAAGAATAAGAGACATAGCAAACATTGCTGAGAAGTATTTAAATATAAAAGATTTTGCACATAAGTTTGAAGACTATATGGCAAAAGGATACTACAGCTTATCAACTCCTGTATGGATCAACTTTGGTAAATCAAAAGGTTTGCCTATTAGTTGTTATGGTTCTAATGTGGATGACACACTAGATAGTATACTAAATGCAGGACGTGAGATAGGAATGATGTCTAAATATGGAGGAGGTACAAGTGCCTATCTTGGAAACATAAGACCTAGAGGATCAGGTATTAGTACAGGAGGTCAAGCAGATGGACCTATTCATTATGCTAGAATGTATGACACTGTAGTAGATGTATGTAAACAGTCTGCTGCTAGACGTGGGGCTTGTGCAGTGTATCTACCTGTAGAGCACGATGACATACATGAGTTTCTAGACATAGGTACAGAGGGTAACCCTATTCAGAATCTACAATATGGTATTACAGTTAGTGATGCTTGGATTGAAGAAATGAAAAATGGAGATAAAGATAAGCGTAAGATATGGGCTAAGATTATACAAAGACGTAATGAGTTTGGATTTCCATACATTATGTTCTCTGATAATTCTAATAAGAATACACCTTATGAAGAGTTAGGATATAAGATAACAGCTTCTAATCTTTGCTCAGAAATACAATTACCTACAGATAGCTTTCATAGTTTTGTTTGCTGCCTAGGATCTATAAATCTTTTACATTGGGATGAGATTAAGAAGACAGATGCTATAGAAACTTATGTATTGTTTCTAAATGCTGTAATGAATGAGTTTATACAAAAAGCAGAGCACTTACCAGGAATGCGAAGAGCTTTTAAGTTTGCAAAAGAACACAGAGCTATAGGCCTAGGAGTGTTAGGTTATCATTCTTTGTTTCAGTCAAAGCTTATTGAGTTTGAATCTTTAGAAGCTAAGCAAATCAACCATGATGTATTTTCTACATTAAAAGAAAGAAGTGAGGAAGCATCTAAATGGTTACATGAAGCTAAAGGTTATTCATGTATTAGAGAAGGCTATGCTAATACAACTCTTATAGCTGTAGCACCTACAAAATCTAGTAGTTTTATACACGGTGCTGTATCTATGGGTATAGAACCTATCAAGTCTAACTATTTTATCAAGGATCTTGCTAAGTCTAAGACTGTTTATAAGAACCCCTTCTTGGAATGTGAACTAGAAAAGTATGAACTCAACAATGATAAAACATGGGACTCTATTCTTAAGAAAGATGGTTCAGTGCAGCACTTAAAGTTTCCAACTAAAGAAGTGTTTAAATCTTTTATAGAGATTAGTCCTAAAGAGATTGTACTACAAGCAGCTCAGAGACAGAAGTTTATTGATCAGTCTCAAAGTTTGAACTTAATGATACATCCTAGTGTAAAAGCTAAAGATATCAATAAGCTTTATCTTTATGCTCATGAGGAAGGAGTTAAAACTTTATACTATCAGTTTAGCCAGAGCTCAGCTCAAGCATTTGCAAGGAACATTCTTGATTGTGCTAGCTGTGAAGGATAACTAAACTAATTATAAAAATGTAAGAAATGTTTAACTTAGGTTTTTTTATCTCTCATACATTTCTTACATTTGACATATGAAAGTAGATATTAAAAATGGGGACTACTATGTAGAGAATGGTAGAGTTCATTTTAAAGAAGAATATCTGCTTAAGAAGAGACAATGCTGTGGTGTAAAATGCATACATTGTCCTTATAGTGAAAGAATAAAAGGAAACACCGTCCTTAAAAAGGTGACTTGAATTAAAATTTTCTGTTCTGTTTTTTAATTGTGAAGAAGGGCCTTGGAGTAATCTAAGGCTTTTTTTTGCTTGTAAAATAGAGTGGAATTTTGTATATTTGAACATAATTAAAAACAATTAAATATGGCAAAAAAGCTAAAAGAAACAGGGAATAAATTCCAGGATGCTCTGGAAAAATTGAACAAGCAATACGGTCAGGGTACTGTATTAGCTTTAAACAGTAAAACAGGAGGGGACTATGATCTTATAAGTACAGGATCAATAGGTTTCGATTACATCACCTTAGGGATAGGTGGTTTTGCAAAAGGTAAAATGTACGAGCTTATGGGCTGGGAAGGTACAGGTAAGTCTACTATATGTGGACATGCTGTAGCTAGTGCTCAAGCTAATGGAGGTAAGGTAGTTTATATTGATGGCGAGCATGCTGTAGATAAGAATTACTTTGAAGCTCTAGGTGTTGATACAGGTAGCATGTTAATTGCACAACCATCATCTGGAGAAGAAGGTTTTAACATTGCTGTAGAGCTAATGTCTTCTGGAGAAGTAGATCTTATTATTATAGATTCAGACTCATCATTAATACCTAAAGCAGTATTAGATGGTGATGTAGGAGATCATGCAATTGGTAAGAAAGCTAGACTGAACAGTAGTGCTTATCCAAAACTAAAATCTATTGCACACAACACAAACACATGTCTTATTGTAATATCTCAATACAGAGAAAAGATTGGTGTAATGTTTGGAAACCCTACAACCACACAAGGTGGACATGCGCTAAAGTTTTATTCTGATGTAAGAATAGAAGTTAGTAGATCATTAGCAAAAGATGGTCAAGATGTGTACGGTAACATTACTAAAGTTAGATGTACCAAGAACAAGATGACACCTCCATATCAGAAGCATCAATTTGATATTGTTTATGGTATAGGTATTGATAGAGTGGGAGAAGCATTACAACTGCTGCATGATTTTGAATTAGGTCGTAAGTATGGTAAGACATATACATTTGATGGGGTTAAGTATGACTTAGAAGAATTCAAACAGATGGTACTAGAAGATGTAAACTTCTTTGAGACAATAAAGTCTACATTAGTTTCTGCTATACGTGGTGAAGATGATAAGTTTGAGGAAGTTGAATCAGAACCAGTTGTAGATTATGAAGCTGCAAAAGATATAAAGGTTAATTCACCTGAAACTTTATCACCTGACTTATTTGACACTACTGATTTATGAAATGTTTAGTGTGTGGAAAGAACTCAGATTCTGAGTATTGCTTCCAACATAAACCTAGAAAACAACTAGCCACAAATAAAGGATTTAATAAGCCAACACTAACTAAGAAATTAAAGGTTAGTGTTGGTAAATCCAAACCAAACACAGATCATTTACTATTCAAAGCCATTTGGAAAAAGAGACCACATAGTTCAGAGTTAAGTGGTGATTATTTAGGCAAAGAAGCATTTAGTACATACTTTCATCATATACTTCCTAAAAATAAATATCCTGAAATTAGGATGGATGAGGAAAATATTATACTTTTGACAGTTGACGAACATGCTAACGTAGAGGCAGATATCTATAGGTATGATGAGATCAATAAACGAAGGAATCATTTATTAAAAAAATATAATCTGTCATGATTGAAGTATTAAAATTCAGTGCTACTTGGTGTGGACCTTGTAGAGTGTTAGCTAGTAATTTAGCAGGTGTCTCAGGTATAACTAACATAGATATCGATAAAGATATGGAGTTAGCTAAAGAGCACAATGTTAGAAGTGTTCCATTAATGATATTTAAAGTTGATGGAAAAGAAGTACATCGAAAAGTTGGTGTAATTTCTAAAGATCAGTATGATAGTTTACTAATAGAACTAGGTAATGATTTAAAATGGAGTAAACAATAAATAAACAATATGAAAAACCAATTTTATTACACAAGAAAAGAAGCTATTGATGGTACGGACCCTGTAGAGTATGCAGAGTTTTTAGATAGCATTAACTTAAACAAAGTTATTAGAACTGTACAAACAGCTAGTGACACTGTAGTGGTGTTATTAGATGACATGCATGAGCGTGTTACAGAAGTACCTAATATTAATCCTAAAACCAACAAGGTGATTGGTACTAAAAAGAAAGTGGAAGTTTATCAAACAGAAGCTTATTTATATGGAGAAGATATAGAACGATTTAGAAAACTATCAAATATTGAATAAAATGGCAAAAAAACCTTACAAAGAATTACTAGGAAACAGAATATATGTGAATGTTCCTAAAAAAGATGAGAGTAAAATTATAGTTGACGAGAATACTAAAGAAGCTCTACAAAGAGAAATGCTAAAGAAGATGTCTAAACTTAAAGTTTATGATGTTGGAGATATAGTAAAGAATGTAAAAGTGGGAGATACAGTACTAGTAGATCCAGGCAAGTTAAAAGATGCAATGGTTATCCCTTTATCTGATGACAAAGATGTACTACTAGTATCCCCATTTGATATATTACATGTTTGGTAATGGAAAATAATAACCTCCCTTTTATATCTTGTAAGTGTATTACGTATGGTCGAGTTGACACATTAGTAGAAGCTTTACATAGTTTTTTAATTCAGGATTATCCTAAAGATAGGTGTGAATTAGTTATTGTAAATGATTACCCTAATCAAAAACTTATATATGATCACCCTCAGGTTACTATCTATAACTTAGATAAAACTTTTCCTTTGATAGGAGAGAAAGAGAACTATGCTATTGAACGATGTAAAGGGGAACTTATTGCTGTATGGGATGATGATGATATAGCACTATCAAATCATTTAAAAAATATAGCAAATCACTGGAAAGAAGATACTAATATTATTCATTGGGAAACAGGTGTATATTATAATGAACCTGAGATTACAGCTATAACTGGAGTGGGTAACTCAGGAATAGTGTATAGTAAAGATGTGTGGGAAAGAATAGGTAAAAGTCCTCTAGAGAATGCTGGTGGAGACATGACACTAACTAATAAAATTCACGCTATAGGTGGTAAAGTAGATGTTAAGATGCCAGATAGTGAAGTTTCTTGGTTTTACATGTGGGGCGGTAGAGGATATCACCAATCTGGACAAGGTACAGACGATGGAACTAGACCTAATATTATAGAAAGGCACTCAGAACACATAGAAAGCGAGAGGAGAAAAGGTAATATACCTACAGGTGACGTATATTTACGTCCTAAGTGGAATAAAGATTATAAACAAATGCTAAAAGATTATGTCAGCTCTAGTTGAGTTTATTATTCCTACATACAATAGGCATGAGCCTTTAATCTGTATGCTAGCTTCTCTTACAGCTCAAACAGATACTGACTGGAGCGGTCATGTAATTATAGATGATACAGAAAGTGAAAGAATATCTGATATAGTAAAAAGTTTTAATGATCCTAGAATATACTGTACCTTCATGGATAAGCGGTATAATGACTGGGGACATACGTTAAGAGAGCGTGGTAAACAAATGTCAGATGCTCAATATATAGTAATGACTGGAGATGATAACTACTACACACCAAACTTTGTTTCTGAACTGCGAACAGCAACAGCTAACTCTCCTGGTTTTATTTATTGGGACATGGTACATTCTCATTATGATTATGCATACTTTAAATGTAGTCCATTTAGTAATCAAATAGACATGGGCGCCTTTTCTACTAGAAAAGACCTAGCTCAGAAAATAGATCTTGGAGTAAGATATGATGCTGATGGTCGGTTTGTAGAACAGTTTAAAAAGAAGTTTGCAGAAGAAGAAATGTTTAAAATAAATAAAGTTTTATTTGTACACAACTAGTAAAGTAAAAGCTCTATTAATTAATAGAAACCTCTTAACCACTTTTAAGAATACGTTAGAGTTCTTAAGAAAAGAATCCAGAGTAGAGATTCACATACTGGATCAAAAATCTACTTATCCTCCCCTGTTAGAATTCTACAAAACAATTTCTGAAAAAGTTCACTACTCAGAGAACGAAGGTCCATATTCAGCATGGCATCATAGATATAATCACTTACGTAAAAATTACTTTATTGTAGCAGATACAGATTGTATATATGATAATGTTCCTGATGACTGGTTAGATGTAATGTTACACGCTATAAACCAACCAGGTTCTCCTAAAATAGGATTTTCACTAGAGATAGAAGATCTACCCAATACAGATCAAGGTAAACAATCATATGCAAATGAGGCTAAATACTGGGAGAATAAAATTGATTTAGGATGGGACGCTTATGTAGACACTACGTTTGCATTATATAGAACTGATATGCCATTCTCATATGATGCAATAAGATTAGATAGACCTTATTGTATAAAACATGCACCTTGGTATATAGACGATTGCTGTATACCTGAAGAGTGGCAGTACTATTTAGATCATGCTAACACTATATCTACTTGGAGAAATAGAATAAAAAAAAGCCCCAATTAAGGGGCTTTTATTATTTACATCCGTATTTACACTTCTTCTTTTTCATCTTGGATCCAGACTTAGCTTTCATAGTCTTACCATATCCAGCTTTCTTTACTGTTTTACCTTTCTTAGCAAAGCCCATTTTATTACGTACAGCTGTAGGTAATGCTTTAAGTCCTTTCTGTGAAGGCTTAGGTTTCTTTAATCCAGCCTTAGCTTTTTTCATTTTACCTTTAGGAGGAACCATAGAAGCAGCTTTGCCACCATAGGTCATCTTCTTAGCTTTTGTTCCAGCCTTAGCCATCTTCATTCCTGATTTGGCCTTTTTCATTTTAGTTCCAGACATAGCTTTTTTCTTTTTAGCTCCGCCTGCTTTGTATTTACGCATCATAATTGTATAGTTTGAGGATTAACATTTCCATCTTCTTCTAGCCTGCCTGATTCTAGAATTAGGATTATTCCTAGTCTTAGCAGAGCTACGTTTTAACTGTCCCAAACTCCTAGCGCAATAAGACTTACGTCTCTTTGCAGCTTTAGATCCCTTTTTCACTTTACCTGTCACAGCAGTCTTTAGTTTACTGCCAGGATTTTTCTTTCTATAGGCTTTTACACCTTTCTTAGTCATACCAGCACCCTTCTTGGTAGGTCTGTAGTTAGCACCTTTACCCTTAGTGGTTTTTCTGATAGCTTTTTCTTTTCTTTTAGCCATAGGTTACTTTTTCTTTTTAGTAGACTTCTTACGCTTTCTAAGCGCACTAGTCCTCCTACCCATGCCCACTTTTTTCTTTTCAGCTACAACAGCAGCTTTACGTTTACCAACACCTTTCCATGTTACAGGTGTTTTCTTACTAACTTTTTTACTAGGTCTACATTTCTTCACGCCTTTATTCTTAGAAGATCCACAGGGATTACCCTTTTCATCTTTCCATTTCTCTTTAAACCAACGTTTAAGAGCAGCGCCTTTCTTTGTTTTCCTAACTGCCATCTATGTTATTATTGCAGAAACCCATAAAGATACTACAGTTATTAAAACCATTTGAATAATAAAGAATACTACCTTTTTCATTTCTCATTAATATCACACCAACCTAAACATATTTTTTTAAAGGTGATATAATATATTATTTTACATATTAGATTTTTCATTTCTTTCAACCTCTACGTTTTCTACATTTTGCAATAGCACCACTGGCATAAGCAGAGGGAAATACCTTATACTGTCTTTTTATCTTATGATAACAAGCATCGTGATTAGGTTTTGAAGATTTACTACCTTTTTTAGCTTTAAGCACTCTCTTCTTTGCCACTGTTTTACCAGCAGTTACTTTTTTTCTCCCTCTTACTTTAGATTTTTTTCTTACAGCCATTTATGTTTTTAAGTTATTTTACAGGAGTCATTGATATAGGAGGTACTTCAGCTGGTGCTTCAGCTTCTACTACCACATCATTTTTAACTCCTTCTTCCATAAGTCTTTCGATTATATCATTAGCTCTAGTCATCAATTGATATCTACCAGCTTCTTCTGTACCTAAAAAGGTTCTAATCGTATTAAGAATTAATCCGAAGTCTTGTCCTGATAGTTCAAATTTAGAGTCAGGTCCCCATGTGTAACGTTTGTTTGGATCGTACTGTGCCATAGTTTATTTAATTTTTGGTTTATAAAATTCTATCAAAGATATAAAATCCTTGTTATGTATCCAAATTTATCTTAAAGACAATAGTACCTGTAGTCTTAA